TTCCGAGCTGTCACCCATTGTTGCGGCAGCATCAATGAACGCTTCTGCGCTGAAAGTGGTAACACCCTCAACATAAGAACCGCCTTTGATGTCATACGTCAAATCGTATTGGGTATGCTCAGAACCACTTGGCGCAGCGTCGTTGTCGGCAAAAATACCGACCATTGTAGACATGACCGCTGTTTGCAAACGGATGGCCCAATAATCAGATACGTTGGCTGCAATTGCTGCCATAGGGTCGGCACCGGCAAGTGCGGAAGTCAGGGCGGTAGAACCCCAAGACTGGTTACGGCTCAAACGAACACCGACTTCCTGCGCTGTGCCGATTTCATTCGGGGTAGAGCTTGAAGAAGGATCATCAGACGAGATATTTTCAGCGTCGTCATCCAGGGATTTGAATGAAGGGACGTTGAAAGTCAAACCGCCGCCTGCAAGCAGGTTGTCCAGCATAGGGTCGCGAACGAGAACGCCAGCGCGAACAATGCGGGACTTCTGCTCAGTTTGCAGTTGTGAGTACGGGGTAAAAACTTCAGGTACGATAATATCGCTGATTCTTGTGACGGCCATAAATACCTCCAAAGGTGTGTGTGGCTCAAGTTTTACTTTGAGGCCAATACCCATGTACGGCTTCACGGCTAGGGAAATTCCCCTTTACGAATACAGAATCTAGCACTCGTAAAAGGGAAATGCAATACCCTGATTTATTTTATCGGTCGCGGGCCGCCGATAGTCGTCCCGGCCAATTTTGCCAACTGTTCGGCTTTGCGGGGGTCGGTTCGCAGTAACCGACCTTGTTCGGTCATGTTCCACCCATCCTTGCTAAAAGGATTCGGGCCGCCTAGCCCACGACCACTGCCGCTACCACTCGCCCCGCCACCAACAGATTCGGGCGACCAATGTGGTTTTTTGGCAATCATTTCCTGCAACCAGACTTCAGGCGACAGCCCCGGTGTTATACCGATCCCGTCCTTTGTGACCACATTACCAGTTTCGTCAATTTCCAGCATGCGTTCAGCGTACATCAATGCATCTTCGATGGCAGATTGATTCAGCTTAACTTTTGCAGACGACCCATTGACCACAGATAAAACACTATCTGCAACCGTGCGATGCTTTTCTTTCATTTCAAAAAGATTGAGGCGTTCCCGCGCAGCATTCAATTCTTCAAGAGCTTTTTGTTTTTCACGCTCAACAGGATTCAACGCAGTTTTCAAGCGACCTTGAACCAGTTTTTCAATCGCAGCGTCATCAGGTTTACCGGCAACCAGCAATTCAAGTTCTTCAACGCGATCAAGTTTTGAACGTACTTCATCAGCATCGAGTCCTTCAAAAACCTTGAAGCGCTCTTTTACTCGTTTGTGGTCATCACGTTCTTTCGCCAACGCCGATTGCAAACGGTCGACATCTGCTTGGGTTCGCAAACCATCAAACCCAGTCAGTTCAAATTTACCGTTGCGTTCGGTGTAGTATTCATGCAATTCGCTCGGCACATTGTCTAACGAATCTTCTATTGCTTTTGGCATAATTTACTCCATGAGTTTTATGCGGTTGGTGGAATGGCAGCAGGCGCTGCCGGTTGTGGTGATCCGGTTGTTTTGACAGACTGTTTGTACTGCTCGTCGCGCCTTTTAATTTCATCTTTAAATTCAAATTGTGCGAGGCCGCGTTTTTTCAATGTGTGATGCACACTTTCGGGAGATAACGGAGCGCCTTCGGAAATCGCTCTCATAAACAATTCCAAATCCTGACCCAACATCTGAATATCGAAAAATTCGGTATTTGGTGCGACTGTGACTTCTTTCGGGTCAAGTCCCATAAATTGCGCGACGTATCGCAATGCCTTTTCTAAACCTTGCGCGCCCGTAGTAGCCACAGTATTGAGTGTGGCCGTCAACGCTGCCAAACGTGTACGCAAAGCATCGCCGGATTCTTGGGAGGCTTGTCCACTAGCAATAAAATGTCCCGCTCTCGCCCTTGCATGAGCGCGGTCGTTTTCAAGGCACATGCGTTGTTCGGACAAGCCTTGGGAATCAACACCGACATACTTGGCATCGCCACCGGCATTGACACGGATTACCGCACCGGCTCCAACTCGGGTATCAGCAGAATCTTCCCCGCCAGCAGTGTCTATGATTACCAAAGTGTCCTGCCCTTGCATAAACAGGTTTTGGCGATAATCAGCTTCCCCTCGGTAAATAGTGTAGCAAAGACGGGATAACCCCAACAGTGGCGCACGGTCGCACTCCGGCATCAAATCTCGTGCGTTAATGAATACAAAAGGAATCTCTGTCAACGATACGCCATTAAGCGTCGGGGTTAAAAAGGCAGCCTCATCATACGTTTCGGCATCTTCAAATACAGCAGTCTTGTAAACATCACCGATTTCTTGGCAAATCCGGTGTTTGGTTTTTAAAATTCGATTGCCGCTGGCTTTATCGAGAACCGATGTACTTTCATCAAGAACAACATAATCACAAATACCTTGATCATCCTCCCAATTAACCACATCTTCAGCAAAATATAATGCCAAGTAGGGGAGGTTTTTTTCTGGGTCGATGTCAACAAGTATACCACAGCGGCCAGGACACATTTGCAATTCATTGATCAATCGTAAAAGGGAAGCTGCCGATGCCCCCGATTTAGCACATTCTTCAACAATTGGTTGCATTGCTTCAGGAACTTTTATGGTAGGCGGTTTGCTGTGCAGCATGCCGACTAATGTTTCAACGGCATCAGTGACATAATCGGGAAAAGTGGCGCGCATTTTATAAGCAAGATAGTTTTTATAACCATCTTGGTTTGTTCCAGTTCCATCTAAAATTTGGGAAGGGGTAAATGGTAGATAGAGGATGCCATTTGATTTTTCTTTTACTCTAGTTTCGCCCTCGTAAGCATCATCCATTGCTTCCCAATCGGATAAATGCTCGACATAATCAGGATGAACGCCAAATTTGTATTTATTCTGGTTATTTGCACTGATATGCGTACTGTTAGTTTGGGCATTGAAAGTCGTCATTTAACCCCCTAACCCTACTGCCTTGCCTGAACGAACAATAGAGTATGAATTTAATACCCGATACCGGGCTTCATCGCCAATGTGATCTTCGGCGGCACTGTCCACATCTTCCAAATCTTTTTCATCACGAGGTAAGATTGGAAAAGTTGCTATAAAGTCTTTACATGAGTTGAAAACAAATAATCCTGGTTGGCTGCGGCCGCCGCTGAGATCAGTTAAAGCATTTTTCAGCATCTGTTTCATTTTAGCCCAGCCCGCTTTACGCGAACCTCGACTTTTATCGCTGCGAATCCAAGCAACCCCTCTATACCCCACCCCGTCAATGTGAACAGGTTTCAGCATATTGACTGCAATTGAGTTGCCATCATCCACATTCCAGATGCTATTGTCAGCGGGGCCGGGTTTAACCCGATTGTGAATACCCATTGACAATTCCCGCTCGATTATACCCGCAGCGACTTCACTTGCAAGCATGTTCAAACCCTTATTAGGTTTGTCAGGGTCGCACCCATACCACTCACCTATACGGAAAAGATCCCCTTTTACAGTTCGCATCAGCTTCCCATCAGCAGTAATGACATCGCCACCGGGCGATTCTGCCCACCATCCAACAGAAAATGGTTTAGCGGATCCCCAATCGAATGACCTATCTATTTTCCAGTTAGCGGGAATTTCAAAAGGCTCCATAACATGAACCGCTGGCGTCCACACATCGTCAAACATTCCACCACTGACCACATCCCAACTGCCCCCGAGCCACGCTTTGCGCTTGTTCGGGTCGCTTATTGTTTCCAATTCGGCTATATATTCCGGTGCCAGATATTTGTTTTCACGGTACGAGCTGAAAATATGGGTTTGAGTTTTAAGCACATCTTCGCGCTTTTGGGTTCGCGGGTTATAAACGTTCACATAACGTTTGAGGATCGCGCCCGGAGGCGACTGGTTTATGAACCTACGTTTGACCCAATTATGCCCCGGCCCCGACGGGTTACAGGTTGCATAGACAAGCAACGGGATTTCGCCGGGGTTGTTAGGGTCATCCAGATCAGGCAAAAATGATGATCGGTTACAACTCATCATCGCTTCAAACAAATAGTCAGACGGAAA